TTAATCCGCAGGTTCCTGGTTCGAGTCCAGGTGGGGGAGCTCTTCATATCCGGGGCCGCCTGTTGGGCCGCCATCGTCAACACCGAGCACCCACGCGATCGGCACTCTGTACCTGATTGCGATTCGTCTCGCGATCGCCATGATCCCGCGGGGTAGCCATGCGTCGCTCTCCCATGCACTGAGCGACTTCGGGTCGGCGCCGATCTCGGCGGCGAACTCCTTCTGACTGAGCCCGTTGACTCTGCGGATCTTGCGGAGGCGGTCTCCGAAAGTCCAGGTGTATGCCCCGAAACCTGGGGCCTGCTGTGTGCTCATGCCCGAATGGTAGCAAAACCTGGGTAAACCTAGGCATTTCGGCGTGTTGCTTGCCCCAGGTGCCGAGGTATGCCTAGGTTTACCCGCATGGCAGAACCTAGGTATACCTCGGTAGATGGGGATTCTCTCCCAATCGGGACGGCGGCACGGTTGCTGGGTGTCTCGATTGACACGCTGCGGCGATGGGAGAGCGAAGGCAAGATCACGGGTCGGCGGACGGCTGGAGGCCAGCGTCGATTCCCTCAGTCGGAGATCGATCGACTCTTGGGGGTCGAGGTCGATGGCTGAGCCGGTTACTCGCGGGTTGACGACTGAGGAGCTGTCCCTGGTGGCGGCCGGGCTCGACGGGTTGGGTCGGGCTGATGCGGCGTTGTTGGCGGTGGAGATCAGGAACGCGGCCGCCGTCGCCGTGGTGCAGAAGGCGCAGGAGCACGACACCGCCGTACCGGTGGTCAAGTGGGTGTGGAGCCAGGCCCTGGTGGTTGAGATGGACGGCGATTCCCAGAACTACGGGAAGATCCACGCGGAGGGGTGCTCCGATTGCCGCGATCCCTTCCTGTTGGGCCGCACGCTCGATGGGCTTTACGCGTGCTGGCCTTGGCCGGAGGAACTCGATCCGGACCTCACTCTTCCCGATCCCCGGCTGAGGGAGATCGTCGGCCGGATGATGCCGTGCGCGAAGGCGGTGGCGTTCTGATGGCCCGCTTCGTACGCAAGAACGTCGGCACCAGCCACAGCTACCTCCTCGACGGCAACCGCATCCCCGGCGTCACCACCGTGATCGGCATCCTCGACAAACCCGCCCTGGTCAACTGGGCCGCCAAAGAGTCCGCATCCTTCGCGATCGAGAACTGGGAACGACTCACCGCCCTGCCGCTCCTGGAGCGCGCCGCGCAGATCGAGAAGGCCCGGTACAACACCAACCGCAAAGCCGTCGTCAAGGGCAACCGAATCCACGCGCTCGGCGAGAAGCTCGCCCACGGCGAGACCGTCGAGGTGCCGCTGGAGATTCAGAGCCAGGTCAGCGCCTACGCCCGTTTCCTCGACACCTGGGGGCTGGAGGTGTTCGCCACGGAGACGCCGGTCGCTCACACCGAATGGTGCTTCGGAGGCACCTTCGACCTGATCGCCGAGACTCCCCGGTTCGGTCGGGCGTTGATGGATATCAAGACCGGCAAGGGTGTCTATTCCGAGGTGGCGCTGCAGTTGAACGCGTACGCCGGCTGCGATCTGCGGTTGGTGTCGTCGGAGGAGATCGGGCCGCGCGGTGGCCGGAAGACGGTTTGGCATGAGGCGCCGATGCCGGCGATCGACTCGCTGCTGGTCGCGCACGTCCTCGATGACACCGTGGAAATGGTGCCGGTGAAGCTGGATCCGGCGATCTTCGAGAGCTTCCTGCACATGTTGGAGATCTACGAGACCTGGGTGAAGCGGACCGGGTGGGACTTCCGTGATGAGGAGTCTTTCGACCCGCCCGTGGGTAAGCCGGTCTATCCCGAAGACGTGCCCGCGGCGCGTCCCTGAACTATCACCCCTGAACGAGAGGCACTCCCATGACTTTGCAGCCTTACGACCCGCCGACAAATCCGGCTCTCCTCGACCGCACCACCGACAGCTGGACAGCTGTGCTCCTCGACGTCGTGACGCTGGCGGAGAACATCGCAAACACCGAGTTCGTCCCCGGTGGTCTTCGTGGCAGCGTCCCGAAGACCGTCGCCGCGATCCTCCACGGACGAGAGCTCGGTCTACCGCCCATGACATCACTCGCACACACCCAGGTCATCAATGGGCGCCCCGGTACCTCTGCCGAGGTGATGCGGGCGCTGATCCTGCAGGCTGGCCACGACCTGCATATTGAGGTGTCCACCGCTGAGCGCTGCACGATCAAGGGCCGTCGCTCCGGGTGGGCCGAGGACCGCTGGACCACGGTCACCTTCACGATGCAGGACGCGGCCCGCGCCGGACTCCTAGAGGACAAGCGGTCCAAAGACGGTCGAGTCACTCCGTCGATGTACAAGAAATGGCCACAGGCGCTCCTCCTGGCCCGCGCGAGCACGATTCTCGCCCGGATGATCTTCGCGGACGTGATCCACGGCATGCGATCGGTCGAGGAGCTCCAGGACATGGACGGCGCCGATGCCGCCGGCTACGTGCCGGACCAGCCGAACACCACCACAGTCTCCCGCCAGTCGAGTTTGGGTAGCTCGCCGGCGGTCGAGGCCGAGGCCCCGCAACAGGGGGGCGCGGCTGCCTCGGAGGGGGTGGGCGCGGCAACGTCGGAGCAACAGCCGGTCGTGCCCGCCCCTGCGAGGGGACGGCGGCGGGCTGGGTTGACTCCGCGTGGCGCGAAGGCTGCTCCCCCGGCCGCGGCCGAGGAGGAGCCCGAGACCGTCGCAGCTGAGGTTGTCGTCGCCGAGGTCGTGGAAGCGGTCGGCGCCGAGCTGGCCACCGAGACCACCGAACCGACCCTGCCCGCTGACGACTGGCGCCGGCGCACCACGACCCAGGTGCAGATGCAGTGGGAACGCCTGCTGGGCAAGCCGGTACAGCGTGACGAACGCCTGTTCTGGACCGGGGTGCTGGTTGGCCGTCCGGTCGAGTCGACCAACGAGCTGACCGACGAGGAGCTGGCGAACCTGCTGAACCGGCTCGGCGCGCTGCGGAACCTCGCCGCGCTGGAGGCGCTCAACAAGGGGGCCGATCAGGATGCCTAACTCGGTGGCGTGGCAGAAGGCCAAGGTGAGCCGGGGTGGTGCGGTGGTTCAGCACCTGGTCGTCGGTGGCGATCTCCTCGCCCTGTGCGGGGTGATGTCGTTGGAGTACTCGGTGGCGAATGCGTCGCAGTCTCCGGATCCGGCGGTTGAGCGGTGCACGGAGTGCTGCTGGATCGCGTTGGAGGCGGCTCAGATGGCTTCGGTTCCGGCGGGTGGTGAGTCTCGTGGCTGAGGTTGTTACGCGTCCGTCGTCGGATGTTGCTGTGCGGGTGTTGCGGGATCGGTTGGTGGTGGTTGCTGGTGCGGTTGAGCAGCTGCCGGAGGGGCCGATGCATGAGGCGTTGGTGTGTGCGCGTGAGCACTACGTTCAGGCGATCGCCGCGATCAGCACCGAGGGTTGCCCGGTAGCTGACTACGCCGAGGCGTGCCACACCGCCTTGCACTGGGCCATTGCTGGCCGGAGCGGCTGCTGTGTGACTTCGCTCGGCGATGTGCTGGAGGTGCTCGGAGGCGGACATGGCTAACCACCAGCCCGCCCCCGGCAGCTGCCGCACCTGCGGCGCCACCCTCAAATGGGTCCGCATGGTCGAGAGCGGGAAGTCGCTCCCGGTCAACCCGATCCCCGACCCCGAGCACGGCAACGTCGCGGCCCGATGGACCGGCGAACGCTGGGCCGCCGGCTACGTGCTGCGGCGCGGCGAACTGCCCAAGCCGGGGTTCAAGGTGTTCCGGCCCCACGCCGCCGACTGCAAGCCGGAGGCCCCCAAGAAGACCCGTTCGGAGTCGGCCGCGGCCGCTCTGTTCTGAACAACGCAAGTACTCCCACTAGTGAAAGGACGGACTCCTATGTCCGAATCGTTGAAGTTGGCCTCCGCTCTCCCGGGCGATGACACCGTGAATGGTCTCGATGTGTTCGCCGCGGAGTTGGCGAAGAACCCGGACGGGACGACGATCACCGCGATCGTCACCTTCGATGTGCGGGAGGTGCGGTACTCGGTGGCGAAGGGCACTGAGGTGCCGACTGTGCAGGTGCGTCGGGCTGAGGCGTGGTTGACGGAGAAGACGCCTCAGGCGGTGCGGGACGCGATGGTGGCTCGGGGTGAGGAGCGGTTGAATCGGGCGCCGTTGCCGTTCGGGCAGGTCGAGGGTGGTGGCCTCGATGAGTGAGGTTCAGAAGTTCGAGCTGACCGAGGAGACTCACCCGTCCGCGCCGTGGCTGCGCCGTATCCGGGCGCTGGTCGACATTCCGGCTGCTGGCGTTCGTGCGGGTGATCTGGGTGGGTGGGTTGAGTCGGAGGCGTGCTTGGCGCACTCCGGCGACGCTTGGGTCTCCGGCGACGCTCGGGTCTACGGCGCCGCTCGGGTCTCCGGCGCCGCTCGGGTCTCCGGCGACGCTCGGGTCTCCGGCGACGCTTGGGTCTCCGGCGACGCTCGGGTCTCCGGCGCCGCTCGGGTCTCCGGCGACGCTTGGGTCTCCGGCGACGCTCGGGTCTCCGGCGACGCTCGGGTCTCCGGCGACGCTCGGGTCTACGGCGCCGCTCGGGTCTCCGGCGCCGCTCGGGTCTCCGGCGACGCTCGGGTCTCCGGCGACGCTTGGGTCTCCGGCGACGCTCGGGTCTACGGCGCCGCTTGGGTCTCCGGCGACGCTCGGGTCTCCGGCGACGCTCGGGTCTCCGGCGACGCTCGGGTCTCCGGCGACGCTCGGGTCTCCGGCGACGCTCAGGTCTACGGACCAGACCACACGCTCACCGCTGGCCCGCTGAGCAGCCAAGGCCACCACGGCACCCTCACCCGCCAGCCAGACGGCGGACACCAGATCATCATCGGTTGCTGGTCCGGGACCACCGACGAGCTTCGTGAGCTGGCTGCCGCCAAAGACTGGCCTTCGAGCTGCGACAAGAAGACCCGGGAGCGTTACGCGCCGCGTCTGATCGCGTTCGCTGCGCTGTGCGATGCGCAGATCTCGGTCTGGGAGGGGTCGAAGTGATCGAGAACGCGGCCTGCGCTGGCGATCTAACGTTCACCGAACGTCCCTACGCCGAGCAGCGCCCGATCTGTTTCCGATGCCCGGTCCGGGTGGAGTGCCTGGAGGGGGCGCTGGGCGAGAAGACGTCCGAGTACACCCGTGCCGGTCTGCGCCCGGATCAGTTGGCGAAGTTGCGTGGGCTGCGGAAGGCGTCGGTGGTCGCGGTGTGCCGGGGGTGTGGTGCGGAGTTCCTGCGGGCGAGTAATCGGCAGGTGCATTGCTCGGTGGCGTGTCGGCAGGCGTGGAGTAATCGTCGGCGTGATGAGCGTCGGGCGGTGGCGTCATGAAGTCTGTGGTTGGGCTGGATCCGTCCCTGGCAGCTACCGGCATCTGTGTCAGCGGCTTTGCCCCTAAGACCATCGTGACGAAGCCGGGAACCAAGGCGATCACCACGCGAATCTGCCGGCTGAACGTGATCGCCGCTGAGGTGATGAACCGGGTGCATCCAGGCTCACTGGTGGTCATCGAGGCCCCGGGATTCTCCCGCGGCGCCCAACCCGGGCACCACCAGCTCGCGGGGCTGTGGTGGCTCTTGGTGATCTTGCTCGACGCCCGGGGCGTGCAGTTTGTCGAGGTGTCGCCGTCGACGTTGAAGAAGTTCGCGACCGGTCGCGGGAACGCCACGAAAGCCGACATGCGAATGGCCCTGTTCAAGCGGGCCGGCATCGATCTACCCGACGACAACCAGGTCGACGCCTGGTGGCTGATGCAGATCGGTCTCCACCTGGTGGGGAGTGCCGACGTGATCGATCTCCCGAAGGACCAGCTGGCCGTTCTCTCCCCGTTGCGCGGCCAGCTTCCAGCGCCCGGATAGGGGGTGGCTGGCTCTGGTTCGTCAGTTGCCGGGGAAGGGCGGTGGCGGGCCGGGGTGAACCTCTCCCGAGTAGTTCCCGTTTTTCGATCAGAAGTGAGGTTGCGATGCCTGAGTGGTTGAACCCGATCCCGCTGTTGCCGGCGCTGGTGTTCCTGGCCCTGATCGGCCGGGGCCTGGCCGCCGACGTCCATCACCACATGACCCGGAAGGACCTCCCCGAATGACCACCCAAACCCCTCCGACCGCCGAGCAGATCGCCGAACGGATCGAGCGCGTGTTGAAGGCGCGCACCACCATGCCTCACCCGGTCTATGGCGGTGGGTTCACCCTCACGGCGCTGGAGCTGGCCGAGGAGATCGTGCCCCTGTATCCGGTGGCCGAGGAGGGTCCTCGCGATCCGGGAGCGCGGCACGGCTGCACGGTGGGCCTGAGGTTCGCAACCCTCCAGCTCAACGTCGAAACCGCGCGAGGCACCAGGGCCTCGGGGATCTTCTGGTCCGTGATCACGGCGACGTTGGCGCTATGGAATCTCGCCGAGGGCCAGGCCGTCGGCGGATGGGTACTAGTCGGCATCACCGTGCTCCAGATCATCGGCGCTGCGCGCGGCCACCACGACCTCAAGATCGCGAGAGCTGAGCTGGACGCGTTCGACCTCGACGCGGAGCTGGAGGGCCGGTCATGACGTGGCTCTGGTTCCTCCTGGCGGCCGTCGCGATCGCGGTCATTCTGGTGGCGACGTCGCGACTCCCCCGGCCTCGCCGGTGGCGGTGCGAGTGTGGCGCACAGTTCCACGGTGAGCGGGAGCTGGTTGAGCATGTGACTCGGCTTCATGGTCGCTGCCGGTCCTCGAATCACTCCCATCGGTGTGTGTTGTTGGACGGTCATGCCGGGACTCATCTGTGTGGGTGTGAGTTGAGGTGGACGCGATGAGCCTCATGGGTTTAGTCGGGCTGCTGATCGCCGCGGGGGCTGCGGTGGGGTTGGCGTTGGTGCTCGGCAGGGCGTTCGCCGGCTTCGAGGTTGAGGCGCCGGTTCCTGAGGTTGAGCCGGACGTGCCCGCGGTGGATCCGTCCCCTGGGGTGTGGGAGCAGCCCACGTTCTCCGAGGTGCTGCCGGCGCTGCCTTCGCGGCCGTCCCCGATGCGTGAACCCGAGCTGCGCCGCGAGCCAGCGATCCCGCTACCACCGGTGCATCTGGAGACGGTGATGCATCGCGAGAGCTGGCCGCCGCCTGGCCGCGTTCCCCCATCCCTGCCCAAGTACGAACACCACTTCAGGAAGTAGGAAAGCCATGATGACGATCACTGAGGCGCAAGCCACCAACACCGTGCTCCAAGCCCTGATCCATCCCCGCGCCGAGCTGACCGAGGAACAACGGCGCCAGCTGGTCCGGGACGCCGCGACGCTTGCTGATCACGCGCAGCGGGCGTTGGGGGCTGGGTTGTCGGCGAAGGACGTCCGGGAGGCGATGGAACGATGATCGACAAGCGAGCGTTCCTGCGCCCTCGCACCATCCCGGTATCCGAGGTGAACCAGCGGCCCTACGAGAAGCCGCACTTGATCGAGATCGGCGGGCACCTGGCCCCGGTAACGATGACCGGGAGCGGGAAGCCCGACAAGCGCCGAATCAGCGGTGAGGCACACGTCGAATTCATCCTCTTTGCGACACCCAGCGCGCTGGTGGACGTGTTCGAGTTTGACGCGTCCGCCTACCAAGTCGAGGTCGCGGCTGAGCAGATGGCCAAGGCTGACGGCAGCACGAAGCCGTGGGCTGATCTTCAGGACGAGGATCGGCGGCGGTGGCGAACTTTGGTCGAGCGGCTTGTTCGGTCTGGTGGGATCACGCTCCCGAAGGTGGACACGTCGGGCCTCAACCGTGGACCCGTGGTTGATCCTGAGAAGGGCGGCAAGTGATGGCCATCGTTGAGAACTACACCACCTCGATCTCCGCCACCAAGACCGCCGCCGAGATCCAGCGACGATTGGCGGAATCCGGTGCCAGCAAGGTCATGATCGAGTACCGCGACAGCCGGCCGTCCGGGGTCGTGTTCGAGGCTCAAACCGAGTTCGGTCCTCGATCGTTCGTCCTCCCCATTGACGTCGACGCGATGCACCAGCTCCTGGTCGCGGAGAAGCGCGCCGGCCGGCTGCCGGGGATCTCGGCGCCGCTGGCTCGGGATCGTGCTCAGGCTGAGCGGGTGGCGTGGCGTGTGGTAGCTGAGTGGGTGCGTGCTCAGATGACGTTGATCGCGGCGCGCATGGCGACTCTGGATCAGGTGATGTTGCCGTATCTGGTGGTGGATGGTCAGCGGTCGTTGTATGAGGCGTATCGGTCTGAGGGGTTGCGCGAGCTGACGGGTGGCCAGCGATGAGCGGCTTTGACCGACTCCTCCGCGAGAAGCTGGGCGATCCCGTGGTTAGGGCTGGGTATCTGGCCAATCAGCGCCGGTACCGGCGCTGCGTCGCTGAGGCCGCGAACGTCACGATCGCGAACGCTGGCATGGTGTCGGCCGTCGTTGCCGCGCACTGGCACCGCGGTCTCGCCGAGGACGCCACACGCCGCGCCAGTAAGGCTCCTCACGCTGACGCAAGAGCCTGGTGGGAGGCGTACGCCAGCCATCACGCCGCGCTCGCAGACCTCGGAGTCACCGCGGTGAAGCGAGATCCCGTGCGCGTGTTCTATGTCTGACCCTCCGCGGCCCATCCCGCGCCCGTGCTGCAGCTGGTGTGGCCACGACCCTCACGGGGCGGGCTGTACCTCGGAGATCCGTGGGCCGTTTGGTCGTTTCGTCCCCTGTCCGTGCAAGAAGAAAGCCTGACCCGTGAACACCACCGTGGCAGCCGAAGCCCGCGAGTTCCTCCAATCCCCCTGGCCCGACCTCCTCGACTACCTGGTCGACCCGGACGGAACTGAACGACGCATCGACTATGGCCAGATCAAGGCCAGTTACAGCGGGGGCCCAGAGGATGACGAGGGCTGGGCCTGGGCGATCTGGAAGGACGGCCTACGCTTCGAGCGGGGGGACTCCTGGTGTCGCGCCGGCGGCTGGAACCATCGCCCCATCCATTGCATCCCGTGGGCCGATCTGCGCGCACTGATCGACTCTCACCCCGCGGAAATGGCGCGGATTCGGGAGCTGGCCGAGGGGCGAGGGACGCCGTACAGCCTCGGGTGGCGGTGGTTCATGATGCCGGCGATCATGCGGCCCGGGATGCACCCCAGCTACTACGAGTCAGAGCGCGAAGACGACTATTACGACACCTCGAACTACTGGCCGACCAAGCCCAACGGCTACGCGGACAAGTTGAACGCCTGGCTCGCTGCGTGGCGGATCGTGGGCGATTTCGCGGGTGAGCCGGCGGATTTGATCGAGTGGGCGCAGGTGCTCCAGTGACCGAGCGACTGTGCGCCTGGTGCAACGGGCCGATCCGCGCCGCGGCGAGACGCGACGCCATCACTTGCTCCACCAGCTGCCGGCAGGCCCGTAACCGGTTCGCCCAGGGCGTCGGCAGCCCGCCACCCGTCGCAGGTGGCCGCCCGCTACGGCTCGCCTCACGTAGCGGATCCGGACACGACGCGTCGCGTGGATCATCACGACGGATCGACTCACTGGTCTACAGGCCCGGCGTCCGAACCACCGACCCGAACCGAGTCATCGGCGCCAAGCCGGCCGTCTTCATCCGATGGGTGTTCGACCTCCTCGGCGCGCTCCCCGGCGACGAGCTGGTCGACGTCTTCCCCGGATCCGGCGGCGTCGGCCGCGCCTGGGAGCTCTACACCAAGGCAGGTGCATGATGGGCGCCCGCCTCGTATCACTCGCACTCAACCCCGCCTGGTCAAACCTCACCCCACCCGCCCGACTCGCCTTCATCACCATGTGCCACACCGCCCGCGACAAAGACGCCGAAGGCATCCCCGCCCGCACATACTGGGCCGGCCACGACTACCTAGCCGTCGTCCTCGCCGGCGAAGAAACCGACGCCGCCCGGCAACGCGTCAAGCGCGCGATCGCCGAGCTGATCGCCGCCGGCGCCATCGAACGCATCGGCACCGCCCACCGCGCCCGCCAGATGACCTACCTGGTACAGCCGGACGCCTGGCCCAACCAGCCGCGCCTCAACGCCGCAGCGGACTAGCCTGGGCGCATGCCCAAAGTCGTCACCCACACCTTCGGCCCGTTTATGGTCTCCAACCGCAAGTGGGGCAAGATCGTGCCGCCCTACTTCTCGATCGGCGTCAAGACCTGGCCGGTCGACCAGGCCCAGCTCGACGTCGAAGTCGAGGACCAACACTCACGCATCACCGCGACCCGCGTGCTGGCCGGCGGGCTGCTGCTGGGCCCCGCGGGCATGATCCTGGGCGCACTGGCGCGCAAGGACGTCACGAAGGGCCGCCTGGTGCTCACCGTCGACGGGCGGGTGGTGCAGCGGTTCGAGTTCCCGGGCCGCGACGTCGGTAAGGCTGAGGCGTTCATCGACGCACTGGCCCAGGCCAAGGAGTAGAATCCAGGACTAGGTAACTAGTGCGGGCCGGTCGGGGTTAACCCGGTCGCTCTCGCCCTGATGTTTGGCCTGCTGTGGTAGCTGACGACATCGACCTTAGAGGCCCCGCCGGATCCGTCCAGCGGGGCCTCTGCCTGTGGATAACTCACACCCCCAAAGCTACGGAAAGCGGGTCACATCTGACCCCCATTACCGATCACAGATGACCCCCATTCCGAGAGAAAGGGGGTCAAAATCGGCCAGAAAGGGGGTCACCCCATGACCCCCCGAGGAAGAAGAGGAGAAAGTAACTACTAGGAAGAATTCTGGAGGACCCAACTCAACACACTGCCCAACCCGCACGCGCGACCCCCACAACAGCCTGTGGAAAACTCGAACCATGTCCAACCCAGCAGCACGACGCGGCAGCCGAGCATGGATGAAGACCCGCGCCAACTGGACCCACCGCCTCGCCCACATCTGGGCAGGCACAGACCCCGAACACACCCAGTGGATCTGCCGCAAGTGCAACCAGCCCATCCTCCCCGGCCAACCCTGGGACCTCGGACACCTCCTCGACCAAGCCACCCACGGCCCCAACACCATCGACCTACAACCCGAACACTCCGGACGCTGCAACCGAGCAGCAGGCGGACGACTCCGACACCAACGCCGAGCCCAAATCCCACCCTCACGCAACTGGACCAACCCCACACCCACCAACCAACCCCGCCGAGTCATCCTCCTCTGCGGCCCACCAGGAGCAGGCAAAAGCACCATCGCCAACCAGCTCGCCCAACAAGGCCTCACGATTTACGATCGCGACCACCCACAATGGGCCGGCAACGAAGCCACCTTCAAGAAGGCGATCGCCCAGATCGCCACCAACCCCAACGCCCACGCCGTCGTCATCCGAGCAGGAGCCACCCGCACAGCACGAGACCAGGCAGCACAACTCATCCAGGCCACCGAGACCCGCATCATCGCCACACCCCTCAACCAGTGCGAGCAACGCATCCTCGCCCGCTCCCGCAACAGCAACCCAGCAGGCGAACTCACCGCAGCACGCAAGTGGTGGCGCGACTACCAAGCCGAGCAGACCACGCAACCAGCCACCCTCACACCCTCCCGGCGCTGGTAGATCCCCACCAAACCGAGGCATACCCCGTAACCTGGTGGACGTGACCCAGAAACCCACACCATCGGCGAGCTTTGCCAGGCCTTACAGCCTCGCACCATGCCCCGAAGGTGATCGGCCCACCCCGGGGGTTGAGGCGCTCAGATCGCCACACAGAGCCGCACAACACACCGCACCCACACCAGGGGACGACACCCCCACCAAGCGCACCAACCCCACAAACCACACCCCACAAGACGCGAATGATGAAATGCAGCGGCTCAGCGACGACCCGCAAGCACGTAGGCGCGACACGCGCCGCGACGTTTCCCCTTGTCGTGGCGTTTTTTTGCTGAGGGGCGCTGCGAAGGAAGCCCGCAGCCCGCTTCTGTCTCTCTCTCCCGGCGAAACCGGGCAACCAGGGGTGATGAAATATGGCCGGAGTTGGGCGGGTCGGGAAGGAAGCTCGCAGGTTCGTCAAGGAGTCGGGCGATCTGGTCGGATTGGCCCGGATCACGGCGGAGATGGTGATCTCGGTGGCCGACGTCGCCGATGCCTGTCGGCGGGATGGGAAGCCTCGGGAGTCGCTGGCTGCGTTGCGCGAGCTGCGCGAGTTGCTCGCGGATCTGCGTCCGGGAGGTCCTGGCGGTGAGCCTGGCCCAGGTGATGGAGGAGCAGATCCGGGAGGAGTCGCCGGGGACACCGACGAGCTGGAATCCCTCCTGGGGTCCGGCCCCTCTGTGGGCGACCGAGCGGACGCCTGAGCGTCCGACGTACGGCGGCATCGTCGCGCGGGCTGCGGAGATCCTCGGCCGGCCACTGTTCCCCAGTCAGCGGTACATCGTGGACGTGATGGGCGAGGTGCAGTCCGAGGAGGCTGGCGATCCTGAGCCGGGCCGGCTGGCGTACGACCAGGGCACAGCGTTCATGCCCCGACGTAGCGGCAAGACCGTGGTGGTGCAGCCGATGGTTGCCAGGACGTGCGGCGGCAAGGAGAGGCGCCAGGCGTGGACGATGGCCCAGAAGCGGGACAGCGCGGTCCACCGGTGGCGTGATGCCACCGATCAGATCCTGGCCTCGCCGATGGCGGCTCAGGTGAAGCGGAAGATCTCGATTGCTCACGAGGAGCTCCGCTGGATCAAGACCGGATCGCTCTATCTGCCGGCGGCACCAGACGATGAGTCGCTGCACGGCGAGGACCCGGATATGGCGATTGTCGATGAGCTGTGGGCGCTGACGCTCGCCGAGCTGGAGGCGATCCAGGACGGGTATCGGCCGGCGTGGTCGGTGAAGGAAGGCCAGGAGCTGTTGCTGTCCGCGGCGGGGGTGCTGCGGTCGACGGCGTTGAAGCACCAGCGGGTGATCGGGCGTGAAGGTGTCGCGCGCGGCCGCCGGCTCGGCTCGGCGTTCTTCGAGTGGGCGGTGCCGCCGATGGTCGACGGGGTGCCGGTGCAGGACCTGGAGGATGAGCAGCTGATCGATGTGGTGTGGGCGTCACATCCTCGCCGGCACTTCGGGCTCGGTCGGGCGTTCCTGGCCAACGAGCTGACGAAGGGCCGGACGCGGTTCCTGCGGCACTACGGCGGAATCGATGACGACACCGGGAGCGATTCGGCGATCATCGATCTGGTCCGGATCCACGACGCGGCCGCGGTTGCGGGGATCCCGGAGGATGCGCGGGTGGCCCTGGCGTTCGAGGTGGATCCCGATGGGCTGCAGGCGTCGATCGCGGCCGGCTACGTGTGGCCCGATGGTGTGGCCCAGGTGGAGGCGGTTGAGGAGCGGGACGGCACTCGGTGGGCTGGGCCTCGGATCGTGGAAATGGTGGAGGCCGGCGGTGTCGGTCTGGTGGCGTGTGTGAATGCGGGGCCGGCTCGGGATCTCGCTGACGAGATCGAGCCCAGGTTGCCCGAGGGTGTGACGATGCTGCGGCTTCCGGCCGGTGATTACTCGGCATCGTTCACCCGGTTGAAGACGTCGATCGAGGAGCAGCGTCCGCCGGAGCTGGTGCGGGTGCGGATACATGATCCGCGGGGCGAAATGGTGACGGCGGTAACTCGAGCGGGCACGGCGCGGTGGCGTTCGGGCCCGGTGCCGGTGAAGCGTGGCGCGGAGCCGATCGCGATGCTGCCGGCGTTCTCGGTGGCGTTGTGGGCTGCAGACAAGATTCCGGCGCCGCCGAAGCCGCGGCCGCCGTTCCGGATCGGTTGAGGGAAGGGGTTGCGGTGACGGTGGCGATTCAGCCGTGGAGCGAGATCGTGTGGCCCGATATGTGGGCGAACGCGCGGCTCACGGCGACGAGGGTGAAGGGCATCCCGGCGATCGGTCGGGGGCTCGCGCTGATTGGCGGTCTGGCCAAGCAGATGCCGTTGGACGACTTGCGCGGTGATGTGGTGTTACCGCGGCCGGGGTTGTTGGAGCAGCCGGATCCGGATCAGGCGCGGTCGTGGTTCGTCGACGTGCAGATCGAGGACTACCTGGTGCACGGGAACGCCCTGCATCTGGTGACGTCTCGGGGTGCGTTCGGTCAGCCGTTGTCGGCGGTGTGGTTGCCGGCGGCGTGGACGACGTGCACCAGGATGCCGGATGGCCAGCTTGACTACTGGTGTGCGGGTGTTCGCCTGAACACCGAGGACGTGGTGCACGTTCGTCGCGGTGCGCATCCGCTGGCCCCGTGGGTCGGTGTCGGGATGGTGGAGCAGTTCCTGGACTCGCTCGGCGTCATGGTCGACCAGTCGACCTACGAGTCGCGGATCCTGAAGGGGTCGGCGGTTCCCTCGGTGGTGATCGTGGCTCCGCATGATGACCTTGGCCAGGAGGAGATCGACGCAGCTCAGACCGCTTGGTTGAACAAGTACGGCGGACCTAATCGGGTGCCGGCGGTACTGCCGAAGGGCACCGAGGTGAGGCCATTGGCGTGGTCGCCGTCCGACTCGCAGCTGGTCGAGGCCCGGCAGCTCGGCTTGGTCGACGCCGCGAACATGATGAACATCGACGCCTATTGGGTGGGCGCTCAGTCGACCGGCTACAACTACAAGTCGCCCGGCCCGATGTACCTCAACCTGGTCCGCCAGACGGTGAGCCCGATCCTGGAGGACTTCGAGGGCGTGTGGTCGATGAAGTGGCTACCGCGTGGCCGGCGGGTGCGGTTCGCGCGGAACGTGGTGATGACCGACGACATGCAGACCACTGCGGGTTGGGTGGCCTCGCTCCTGAAGAACAAGATCATCACCTTGTCCGAGGCTCGGGTCTACCTCGGCCTGGGTGCCGAGGTGCCCGACGAACTCAAGCCGAAGCCGGTACCGGATGCGCTGCAGCCGGGCGCCGGTGGTCAAGATCCAGCGGCGCCGGCCGCGGGCAATCCAGAGGAGGTACCGGCATGACTGAGACGGTGACGTTGCGCGCCCCTGAGGTGCGGACGATGAGCGCGCTGGGGCTCCAGCTGCGCGATGCGGAGGTGTCGGCGTCTGGCCGGTACCTGGAGGGCCGGGCAGTGCCCTACGGCGAGTGGGCGAACATCGGCTGGTTCATGGAGCAGATGGCCGCCGGCGTGTTCGAGCGATCGACCCGTGAGGCTGCGAAGGGCTTGCCGCTGCTGATGTGGCACGACAACCGGACGTGGCCCATCGGAGTCTCGGAGAAGTGGACCGAATCGTCCGCTGGTCTCGATGCGGTGTGGAAGTTGGACACCTCGGAGGAGGCGACGCGCGCCGCCGATCTCGCCGAGAAGCTGATGCTCACGGGCCTGTCGGTGGGGTTCATTCCGATCCGGTCGGAGTGGGAGATGGTGGATCTGCGGGATTGGGATCCCGATCTGGGTCCGGATCACATGGACAAGGTGACACGTCTGGAGGCGCGCCTGTTGGAGGTGTCGTTGACGCCGACGCCGGCGTTTGCTGGTGCGCAGGTGTCGTTGGTGCGGACGCGGGAGGCGAAGAAGGTGCATGAGGGTCGGTCTTCGGCTGAGGTTGAGTCTTGGCTGAACTGGTTGAGGAGCGTGAAGCGATGAACGAGCTGACGAAGTACGACGACGGTTCCCCGATCGGAGAGCCCACCCGTCGAATGCTGGCGTTCTTCCGGTGGGAACACCTCCGGGCGGATCTGCAGCCCGTGAGCGCGGCATGCTCCAATCTGGCGCACGAGATGGCCAGGACGTTGCCGGATGGTCCCGAGCTGACGGCCGGCCTGCGAAAGCTGCTGGAGGCGAAGGATTGCTTCGTCCGGGCCGATGTGGAGGCTCGAAATGGGTAGCTTCCGAGAGGAGATCCTGAAGCTCACCGAAGGCCACCGCACCCACACCGGTGAGGCCCAGGTCACCACCACCGAGCCAGACATTCGACACGCGGACGAACCTGAGCGTCCTCGACCCAAGCCGCGCAAGCGAGCTACCCTGACGCCGAAAGCGAAACTCTCGCCGGAGACGAAGGATCCCAGCCCGGAGCATTAGACGGGCCACCAGCTGAGGATCTGGGATGGGCCACCACGAGAGGCGATTACTCAATCGACCTCGGAAGGTGGCCCATCGCCATGAATCCCGTCCTTGCCTCACTGCTGGCGCAGCGCGCAGAGCAGACCACGTACGCCGACCAGCTCCTGAGCCGTATCTCGGAAGAGAACCGCGACATGGTGGACGCTGAGCGGTCCAACCTCAATGCCACCCGCGAGCGCATCGCGCAGCTGGATGAGCAGATCAGCGACCTGGAGGCCTTCGAGGCCACCCGCGCCGCCCACCAGGAGAGCTCCGCGACCGCGCTGGCCAACGTCCGTGCGACCCACGGCGGCAGCACCCCGCCCGCCGGCGGCCAGTCGCTCGGCGTCACCGCCCGCGACCGCGCCGTCGAGTACCGCAGCCCTGGCCACTTCGTGGTCGACTACCTGCGGGCCCGCGGCGATGAGAGCCAGAACCGGCTACCCGACGCTGACGCCGCTCAGCGGGTCGCGTCCGCGCTCGGCCGCGCAGCCAACGACGTTCCCGCCGGCAACCTGGTCACCACCGCCGACCACGCCGGGCTGCTGCCCGAGCCGATCATCGGCGCCATCCTGACCCAGCTCGACGGCAGCCGCCCGTTCCTGTCCTCGATCGGGATCAAGCCGCTGGACGTCGTTCCCGGTAAGACCTTCGAGCGGCCCAAGGTTGTGCAGTCGACCAGCGTCGCAGAGCAGACCGCCGAGCTCGGCGAACTGACCTTCGGTGACTTCAAGGTCGACGGCGTTTCGTTCACCAAGAAGGTTTTCGGCGGCGCGCTGCGCGTGTCCCGGCAGGACATCGACTGGACCAGCCCGGCCGCGTGGAACGCGCTGATCGAGGATCTCCAGTTCGAGTACGCCGAGGAGACTGAGGACATCGTGGCGGCCGCGTTCGCCACCGGCGTCACTCAGTCGCAGGAGATCGCCGCGGCCGACGTCGAGAAGCTCCCGGCGTGGATCAAGGCGCTGTACCTGGCGGCCACCAAGGCGGCCACCGCGGGCGGCACCAAGCGGGCTCGCGCTCGCCGGCTGCCGAACATCATCTGGACGTCCATCGACATGTGGGCCCAGCTCGGCGCGGTGATCGACGCGGTCCGCGCCGAGAACAACAGCCAGATCTCCGCCGGCACCTCCTCGGTGATGAACTTCATGGGCTCGATCCTGGACGCCCCGCGCGTCATGGTTCCCGGCTTCGAGTCCGGCACCATGATCGTCGGCCGCAAGGAGCAGTTCGAGTTCTACGAGGAGCGGATCGGCCTGCTGTCCGCGATCACCCCGGTGAACCTGGGTGTCCAGGTCGCCTATGGCGGCTATGGCGCCTGGGGCAACATGGACGCCACCGCGTTCTCCAAGGTCGAGATCGCCGCGGCCTGAGGCCAGAGCGAGCGCCGATCATGGCTCTGACGACTGCCACTGAGGTGGCCGTGGTTCTCAAGTATGAGAACGCGGCCACCGATGTGGCGTTCCTGAAGGCGTACGCCGCGGCCGAGCGGTGGATCGCTCGCCGGTGCCGGTGGAAGACCGAGACGGTCACCGAGGACGGCGAGGAGATCACTCGCCCGGTCGACGTCGAGGACCTGGTGCAAGCGGTGATCCTCCTCACCGGCCGGTATCTTGCCCGCCGCAACTCCCCCGATGGCCTGCTGAACATGGGCGAGCTGGGCGTGATGCGAGTGGGCGCGATCGACCGGGACGTGCAGAGCCTGACCGGCCCCTACCGAAAGATCATGGTCTGATGCTCGACCTAGCAGCGGTCCGCGGTCACCTCGGCGATGGGCTGGACGACGCGAAGGACACGACTGAGGTCGAGCGGGTGTACCGGCGAGCGATCACCGGCACCTTCCAGGCGCCGGCGGTCGTCATCGGACAGCCGTCCTTGGAGCAGCCGAACGTGCAGCCGTGCCTCGATCAGTGGTCGTGGCCGGTGCATGTGGTGGTCGACCGGCCGGGAGCTGACGAGGACGCCACGCAGGCCAAGTTGGAGGGCTGCTGGGTCAAGGTCTACGCCGAGCTGGCCGGCCTGGTGGACGGCATCCCGGGCGCGGTGATGGCGCGAATCATGCGGGCCGAGTTCGGCTCGCTGCTGGTGGGTGGGGTCAGCTTCCCCGCCTACGAAATCACTCTCGAAATCGTTGGGTAAGGAGAACCCGAAATGGCATTCAAGCCGTATTTCATGAAGGACATCGATCTGATTATCGGTGACGAGGCGGACACCACGCCGAACTTCAAGTGCCAGGCCAAGAGCTGCAAGCTCACCCCGGACGTCTCGATCCAGCGCGTCGAGACCGCGTGCCCGAACGGTCAGTTCGCCGACATGGGCAACCCGGTGTGGACCGCTGAAGTCGGCTACCTGTTCGGTGAGGACGACGGCGTGGGTACCGCGGCGACCGTGCTGGCCGACTACCTGCTGGCGCACATGGGCGAGACCCAGACGCTCACCTTCCGGCCGCACGCCGGCGGGAAGGGATACCAGGCGTCGATCAAGATCGTGCCCGGCATCATCGGCGGCGAGTACGGCAGCTTCTCCGAGCAGTCGGTGAGCCTGCCGATCCTGGGCCAGCCGGTCCCGATCGCTGCGGTGCCCTGATATGTCGTGGACCAAGAGCGGCACGGTCAACACGTTCCGCGTCACCTTCCATGACGGTGCGGAGCCGCTGGTCGTCCGCAACCGGGTCGGCGATGCGGTGGCGTGGGAGCGGAAGTCGAAGACGCAGCTGGCCGATGGGGTCTCGACCGAGGGTCTGATCTGGATCGCGTGGAAGGCGGCCCGGTCGCAGGAACTCACTGACGAACCGACGTTCGACCAGTTCCTGGCCCGCGTCGATGACGTCGAGATCCAGGGCGAGGGTGAGGACCTGGAGGACCCTACGAACCCGGATCCCTCGGCGAGCTGATCTGCGCACTGGCGGTCAGCACGGGCCGGCTCCCCAGCGAGTGGGAGCGCGAGGAGCCGGCCGCGATCGCTACAACGCTCAACTTGCTCGAAGAGATCCAGAGACGACAGCAGAAGGGGTGAGCCCGGTGGAACCAATCGCGAGAATCGATGACCTGCCGGGCATGCTCAAGCGGCTGTCGGCGTTGCCGAAGACCGCCCAGGCCGAGATCCGGGCCCAGGCGCAGGCGATCGCCGATGAGGAAGCCGTGAAGATTCGTACCGCGGCGGTCGGTTCCAGCGCTCAGGCCGCCGCGGTCGCTCCGTTCATCAAGGCCCGCCGGGATCGGGTCCCGGCGATCGTCGCGGGCGGCCCGGCGAAGGCGAAGGTCTCCGGTGGCGCTACCCGTGGAGAGATCTTCTTTGGTGCCGAGTTCGGTGGCCAGGCCCGTAAGACCACGATGCAGTTCCGTCCCCACAAGGGCCGTGAGGGCTATTTCTTCTATCCGCAGCTGCGGCAGGACTCCGACCGGATGGTCGAGCGGTGGCTGGGTGTGGTTCGTGCAGTAGAGCGTGAGTGGAGTCAGCATGGCTAGCGGTGGGGCGTCGGCTGCTGTTCGGCAGCTGGTGGTGAAGTTCGTGGGCCTGGTCGACCCGACGCTGGGTAAGGCTGCGGCCACCGTGAACTCCAAGATCAAGGGCAGCGGTACTGAAGCTGGGAAGACCGCTGCGAAGACGGCCGCGATCGCTGCGGCCGCGGTGGCGGTGGCTGGCGCCGCGGTAAAGATGGGCAAGGACTCGGTCGCCGCTTTCCAGGGGGCCGCCGGCGAGGTGATCCCGTTCAAGCGGAACCTGGGCCTCACCGCCGAAGAGGCGTCGCGGCTCCGGTTCCAGCTGAAGATGAGCGGCGTCGACCTCGGTGTGGCGGGGAAGGCTGCGACGATCTTCGCCAAGAACCTCCAGAACTGGCTCCAGAAGGACGAGGCGCTCAAAGCGACCACCGAGGCCAAGACGAAGGCGATCAAAGCCCAGATCGCGGCGCTGGAGGCGGCTGGTCCGTCGACGGCCGGCTACACCGAGAAGATGGCGGCGCTGAAGGCGAAGCTCGCCGCGGTGACCGCGCAGGGTGAGGCCAACGAGAACGCGCTGACCAAGCTGGGTATCGCCTACTCCGACGCGGAGGGCAATGCCCGGCCGATGTCGCAGCTACTCCCGGAGATCGCTGAGAAGTTCAAGACGATGCCTGACGGGCCGGAGAAGACGGCGCTGGCTATGAAGTTGTTCGGGAAGAGCGGTGCGGCGATGCTGCCGTTCCTGAACAAGGGTGCGGCCGGGCTGGCCGAGCTGGCGGCCAAGAGCGACAAGTTCGGGGAGACGCTGACCGGTGAGAACCTCGCGGCGCTGGTGGCGTCGAAGGTGGCCCAGCGGGATTGGAACGCTGCGGTCGAGGGTTTCCAGATCCAGTTCGGAGCGAAGCTCTTGCCCCTGCTCACGACAGGTGCGACCACGATCACCGGTGTTCTGATCCCGGCGCTGAACGGGGCGGCGGCGTTCTTCCGGGATAACCAGACGGCGATCGGTACGACCGCAACTGTGGTCGGCGTGCTCACGGTCGCCTATGGCGCGTTGGTGGTGGTCCAGAACGCTCAGGCTGCTGGCGGATTCGTGAAGTACTTGCTCACGGTCGGCCAGGCGACGAAGGCGTGGGCGATCGTCCAGGGCGTGCTCAACGTGGTCATGTCGGCCAACCCGATCGCGCTGGTGGTGATCGCGATCGCCGCCCTGGTCGCCGGGATCATCTACGCGTACAACAACTGCAAGGAGTTCCGGCAGGTCGTAGATGTGACGTTCAAGGCGATCGCGGATGCCGGGGTGTGGTTGTGGAACAACGCGCTGCAGCCGGCCCTGAAGGGCATCGTGATGGGCTTCGGGTGGGTAATGGACGGGCTTGCCGCGTTCCTCGACGGGCTGGGGAATATCCCCGGCTTCGAGTGGGCGAAGGGTGCCGCGGCCAGCGTGCGCGATGTCGGCAAGGCCGCTCGGGATGCTGCGGACGGGATCAACCAGATCCCGATCAAGAAGAAGGTCACGGTCTCGGCTGCTGATGAGGCGTCGGCGAAGCTCGCCAACGTGAAGTCTCAGCTGGCCGAGCTGAAAGACAAGCTGATCCGGGCCAAGGCTGAGGGCGACACGGCCGAGGTCGACAAGCTGAAGAAGAAGATCGATGACCTGAAAGACAAGAAGGTCAAGCTGCAGGCCGAGGTGGAGAAGGGCACGGTGATCTCCAAGGTCAAGATCGTGGCCGGGAAGGGCAACGGAGCGGCCAAGTTCCAGATGATCGCGATGGCCGGCGGTGGCATCCTCGGTGGCGCTGAGCGTCATGTGGCGCAGATCGCGAAGGCCGGCGCGATGAGGCTATGGGCGGAGCCCGAGACCGGTGGCGAGGGCTACGTACCGCTGGCGGCGTCCAAGCGGTCGACGTCGGTACCGGTCTGGTGGGAGATCGGCCGCCGGTTGGGTGTGGTCCAGTACGCCAACGGTGGCGTTTCTGGTGGCCAGGCGCAGCCGGCGAGCGTGTCCGAGCTGGTCGCCGCGATCCAGGCGCTGGGGTTGCTGATCACCGCGGCTCAGGAGCGGTTGGTGAACGAAACTCTCCGAGCTGCCAGCTCTGGTTCCCCGCGGCCGATTGTGAGGTTGGGCTGATGGTCACGGTCGTAGACATCACTGCTGCCGTTCGGACGTCGGCGCGGGCCGCAGCGCTGTCGATCACGGTCACCGGTGCTGCCGTTGGGGAGACCATGACGGTGTGGCGTCGGGTCGGCGCCGCGGCGTTGGTGCAGGTGATGGGTGCGGTGTCGGTCCCGGCCGCGTCACGGGTCGTCATCGATCCGGAGGCGCCGCTGAACCGTGCGGCGTCTTGGGTGGTGACGACGTCGACCGGTGCGTCGGACGAGAGCGACCAACTCACTGTGACGTCACAGCTTTCCGCGATCGCTGATCCGGTGTCCGGCCTGCTCGCCGACATTGCGGTTATCACCAGGGACACGGCTTCGCGTGCCAATCGGGTGACGGTGGTTCAGGTGGAGGGTGACCCGACACCGTGGGTGGTGGCCGATGTACCGATGAACGCTCGCGTTCCGCTGCGGCTATTGGCGACGTCGGCGACCGCTACCGCGAAGGTTTGGCAGGTATTGGCCACCGGCGAGCCCGTCCTGCTGCGCTGTGCATGTGGTCAGCACGCCGACGTGTGGGTGCAGCCGGTCGGTGATGCGGTGTCGTCGGAGCCGCTGGTGGTCACCGGCGGCGACCTGACGGCATTCGACCTGGGTGAGTGTGTCGTGTTCGCCGGCAATCCGGATCTGGCGTCGTCGGCTCGATCGACCACTCTGGGCGACGTCGACGCTGCGGTCACTCCGCACACTCTGGGTGCTATCGCTGCGCGGTGGGCGACCTTGGGCGAGATCGCCGCGGCTGATTTGGGGGCGTGATGGCCGAGCTGCAGCTGACCTCCTGGCTCGGCGGGACCGCGCTGGGGAAGATCCCGGTGGTGGCCGGGTCGTGGAAGGTGACGAATCAGGCCGGTGTGCAGGTGCCGGGAACGATCGAGTTCTCGGTTCCTGCGGTGCCGGAGTGGATCCCGACGACCGATCGGCACCCGTTGGCCGCGATGGGTCAGCGGGTGTGGGCACAGGTCGACCAGGGTGACGGTCTGCGTACGTGGGGATGGTTCCGGCTGAACCGTCCGAAGTTGTCCGGGCCGGTTGTCCAGTGCAGCGGTGTCGGGCTGTTGCGCGAGGTGGAGAGGTTCCGGTTCCCGACGTCAATGCAGGTGGCGGTGGGTACGTCTCGCTCGCAGCTGGTGCGGGATCTGTTGGCCGGGATCATGCCGGTGGTGATCTCAGGTGTCGCGGACTCGGCGACATCGGCGCTGATCACATGGGAGGAATCCCGGATATCGGCGTTGTGGGAGGTCCTGGAGTCGTGGCCTGCGCGGGGCGAGGTGCGTGAACAGGTGTTGTGGGTGTTGCCGGCGTGGAACGACGCATCGCCGGGCGATCCGACCGTGAGCCTGGTCGATGGCGTTGGCGGCTCACTGGTTGACCTAGAGCCGGTGGTGGATGACTCCGACCCGTACAACGGCTACGTCGTGTCGACCGTGCCATCTGGTGAGGAGGCGGCGGTGGTGCGCATGTGGACGATGCCTGATGGGCCGATGGCGTGGGGCGGGCCGTACGGCTACAACCCGGGCTTCCACTCTTCACCGCTGAACCCGGCCGACCCCACCAAGTTGCTGGCCATCGCGGAGTCGATGACTCGGCGTGAGGTGTCTGCGGGTCGGACTGTGACGTTCATCGCGCGGCCGTCGTTGCGGGCCGAGGTTGGGCAGGTTGCGCGGGTGCGGTCGACGCGGAAGGGCGTGAGTGGTGTGGGTCGGATCACCGCGTTGGAGCTGACGCGCGGGGCGCTGTCGGGAACGGTGGCGATGCTGTCATGAACGTGTGGAAGGCGCAGGCGAGGACGGCGTACGCGGCCGGTTCGCTGGAGGTCCGCCGGCAGGGTGAGTCGGCGAACCGAAAGGTGTCGATGGGACGCCATTGCTCGGGCGCCCAGGCTGGCGATTGGGTGCTGGTGGGCGAGCAGGACGGGGTCTGCTGGGGGTTGGCGCTACTGGGTACGGGGCCGACTGCATACCCGGCGAATCCAGCAATCGATGGGTCGGTGCCGGCGGCGGGCACGCTGATCGTTCCGGCTGGCTGGACGGGGACCATCACTCGGGAGACTGGCCTTGTTCAGGACGGCGGGTGGAGATTCGGCCAGTCTCGGTTGTCGACCCCCTACTGGAATGGGTCTGAGCTGACCTGGACTGTGACCCAGGACGTGATGCTGGACACCCTGTCGTACTACCCGGGTGCAGCTGGGCTGAACATCACCGGTGCGTCGATCACTATCCAGTCGTCGGATGCGTCGACCACAGCAAAGGTCGCTCTCTTCTCCGCTCCCACATCCCGCCCCGTCTCGAACGCGGCGATCACCCGGCTGGCCACCGTGGCGGCTCCCGTGCTCCCGACATCCGGGGCGGTGACGTTCGCCCTCCCGGCGGCCTGGCTACCGCAACTGGCCTCGGGAGCGGCCAACGCGATCGGAATGATCGATGAGACTCGCTCGACCACCGCGGAGTACGTGGCTTCGAAATCGGCCGCGATCCCCAACCTGTCCATCAACTACGCCTAGGAGGGCACCATGACCAGCACTCGATTCAACGCAAACAGTTCGTCCTCCATCTGGGACCACCTGAACAACCTCGACAACCCACCGTTCGCGCGCGGAACGGCAGGTACAGCGGGCCAGTCCATCACCGCAGGCGGCGCGACCCTTACTCCAACTATCAGCGCTACCGAGATCGCTGGCGTGGTAACAGTCGGCTCCCCTGCCACGGCAATCGGGGGCATCCCAGCCGGCCGCTACCTGTTGTCCCTCAAGGCGCGTGTCGGGCTGGCCGCCAGTCAGTGGGCGAACGCCGCGATCGTGGGTAACGCCGCGGTGACATCGCTGGATGACCCGGGGGTCGAGGCGAACGGCGGCGGAGGCGGTTACAACATGCTGGTGATCTCCGCGGTGATCCTCGTGGGTGACGCTGGCGGTGGGCAGATCTCGTTCTCGTTCGGCGGGAACGCGACCTACACGCTGCGGACGCCTGCCGCCTGGTCACTCATCCGGTTGTGATTCGCCATGGCTGATTACGCACTTGCCGTCGCTGCGGTGTTGACGGCTGCAGCATCACTGACCGGAGCGGTCTTCGCGTGGGTGAAGTGGCAGCGCGAGATCCGCGCCGTCCGCGCAGAACTGAGCCCATCCGATCCGGCCGAGCAGTTACCGACGCGAGCGATCCCGGACGGGACGCCACCCAACCCCGGTACCACCCGCGATGTCGTGGATTCCAGCCACCTGCTGTTGCTGCAGATCGCGCAGCAGGTCGAGGGCCTGATCGTGAAGGACGGCGAGATCAAGAAGTGGGGCGAGGAAGAGCACGCCCGCCTCGATGTCCGAATCGACGGCCTCACCGAAGACACCGATTACCGGATCACCGCGCTCGATGAGCGCGTGACCAACCTCGAAAAGGAGACCGAACGATGATCACGACCAAGGGAATTCAGGCGCAGTGTGACGCGCTGGTCGCCGCACGTCCCCGCATCCGCTACACCCAGGACCTGAAGGGACGGCGCACCGGTGTCGACCTGAAGCGGCGCCGCTGGGTACCCGGAGGGAAGCTCGATTGCTCGCTGTCCAGCGCAGCGATCAACTACCTCGCCGGCGCACCGGTGAACATGGCCAACCCCCTGTGGAACGTCAACATCGTCTCCCGCCTGGTCGCAACCGGCCTCTACAAGCGGATCAGCGTCCGGCAGTACAAGACGCTGAAGGCGCTCACCGCGGTCCTCAAGCCGGGCGATACGATGCGCGGCCCGGGGCACGTCATCGTGGTCCGCGACGGGAAGCGCTGGGTCTCGTGGCAGGGCGCCGTAAACGGCTACCGGGCGCCGTACATGCGTTCACGCGGCTGGACCGACGTGGCCCGGCTGATCAGCCCCGAGGAGTTCCAGGGCCGCATCCTGGCCGCCAAGTCCAGGGGCAAGAGCTACGCCAAACCGATGGCCTTGCTGCAGCAGCGCTCGGCGTTCGACGGGCCGCGGTGGGCCGAGTTCCTCGCCGCGTGGGATCGCGCCGACAAGGGCATGGCGATCACCTGGGAGCCGGCCGCCCTGGTCGCCGACGTGTACGTCGTCCTGGGTGCCGCGCTGAAGGCGGACGGGTCGGTCCTGGAGCAGTTCCGGCGCCGCCTGGTGCTCGCGAAGGCGGCACTGGATCGCTACCCGGCCGCGAAGGTGCTGATCACCGGCGGGAAGGCGCGCAACGGCGTCACCGAGGCTGCGGCCGGGAAGGCGTGGATGGTGTGCGCCGGTATCGATCCGGGCCGGGTCCTCACTGAGGAGTCGGCCAGCTCGACCATCGGGAACGCGCTCGGTTCGCTCCCGGTGCTGCGCCGTGCTGGTGTCACCACCTACGCGCTGGTGTCGGACGCGTCGCACCTGCGGCGGGCTCAGGTCGAGTTCTGGGCGGCTCAGCTGCAGATCGAGACCGGCGAGAACGTGCAACTCAAGCTCCGGTCGGTCGGCGTGCTCGGGTTCAACAACTACGGCCAGAAGGCGGTCGCAACCGCGGCACCGGTGACCGCGCTCACCAGGAAGGCGATCGTCACCGAGGTGGCGACTCTGTTGCGGCTCACGCAGCAGTACAACCAGGCCCTGTAGGGCGAAGGAGAAGGGAGATCGACATGGGTGGAATCGTGCTCGGCTCCACGTTCGATTGGGCGTGGACCGTGGTGCTGGGGTTGGTGGCGCTGCCGCTGATCTCGCTGGTGGTGCAGTCGCATTGGTCGGCGACGGCGAAGCGGGTCACCGTGGTGGCCGTGTCGGCGGTGCTGGCGGTGCTGTACCTGCTGGCGTCCGGGAAGATCGACGGGGTGCCACCCGACGCGGTGGCCCAGCTGGTGCGCTGGTTCGTGATCTTCGCCGGCATCGTGGTGGTGACGCAGGCGATCTACAACATGGTGAAGGGGCCGCTGGCCAAGTGGGAGTCGGTAACCGATATCACGCCGGCGCCGGTCGAGGTCCCTGACGAGGATCCGGACGCGACGGCTGAACCGGATCCGGCCGAGGGTGAGGAAGATCCCCCGGTCGAGGATGATCCCGCGAACGGTTAGGTGGATGAGAGAAGGGCCCCGGGTTGCATCCCCGGGGCCCTTCGTCATGCTGCAGCGTTGACCGCGGCTCTCAGCGCTTCGTCTGGGATCTCCACGTAGATCTGAGTGGTCGCGACCGACGCGTGGCCGAGCACCTCCTGGACGGCACGGATATCGCCGGTGCGGGAGTACGCCGTGGTAGCCCAGCGGTGCCGCAGGGTGTGCCCGGTCCAGTGAGCCGGCAGCGCTCGGGAGAGAAGTACTCCGACGTGACCAGCTGATAGGTGTCCGTCGACTTGGCCGGGGAATGCCCAGCCACGCGGGAGCGACCGGAGCCGAGCAGCAATGTCGTCGGCCAAGGGAATGATCCGATCCCGGCGGCCCTTTCCATGAACCACCAGTGACCAGCCGGCCAAATCCTCGATCAGGTCGTCGCTGTGCACAACCGCGATTTCTCCCCGGCGGAGCGCTTCACGGTATCCGAGAAGAATCATGAGCTGAGTCCGGGAATCGGAGGTGGCTAGAGCCATCTGAATGGCGCCTTCGGGAGCGGGGTAACGGACTCGCTTTCGGGACGATCTGATGCGCGCCAGGAGGCGGGAGGGGTCGGTGGCGGTGAGGCCGGATGCGTAGGCCCAGCCGTAGAAGCTGCGGAGCGCGGAGAGCTGCGATCGCCGGGTCTCTGTGGACCAATCTGGGCGGGCGAGCCAGTTGGTCAGGTGGGTGGCCGTTACGGCGAGCAGATCGGGGTGGTGTTCTGCGAATCGGCGCATCTGGTAGGTGCGGAGCCGGATCGTTTGGGGTGATAGGTCGGAGGCTATTAGCCAGTTTCTCCATGCGGTGAGTGGGTTCATGGCTGAACGGTTTAGAGCAATGACGTTGGTCAT